GTACCAATTGCCCCGCATGCAGGTGGAGCTGACATCCATCGGCGGGACCGTGACTGTGCACGCCCCACGACCTACTGCCCGCTAGGGAAGGGATGTCCGTGATGGCCGTCGCCGGCGATACCCCGAACCGGGTTGGTGACGTCGAGGTCGCGCACGGCGCCGCCACCGTCGTGCTGATTTTGCATGGCCGGTGGCCCGGGACGGCGCAACTGACCCCCGACGACGCGGACGCCATCGCCGACCGGCTCCGGGAGCAGGCAGCGCACGCGCGGCAGGCCAACTCCGGCCACTGAGCGGTGAAGGGGGCGGGATGAGCACTGGGATGCCGGCCGGTATCTGGCTGATCAAGTTCGGTGTCCTGGTCCGCGACTACTTCGGCCACATCCCGTACCACGTCGGATCGTCGCTGGACCGCAAGGACTGGCGGGACGTCGATGTGCGCCTGATCCTGCCCGACGATGAATTCGCTGCCTTGTTCGGCAGCAACCGCAGCAGTGACACGAACCGGAAACTGGCCGCGGTCACGCTCGCGTTCGCAGCGCTCGGCAAGGCAATGACGGGGTTGCCGATCGATTTCCAAATCCAGACGGTCTCGTGGGCGAACGAGCACTACAAAGGGCCGCGCAGCGCCCTGTTCGAGGTGGACCAGTAGCCCCGTCCGCTGCTTGACACCGGGCGGGGGTGGCTGTGACCGCCCCCGCGCAAACCACCACCCAACCGCAGCAGTTGACCGCTGCGCAGATCGGGGCGCTGCTCGCGCTGGTGCAGGCGCAGGCAGCGGTCCGGCAGCGACTCACCCAGGCGGCTGCTGCGGCGGCGACCGCGGCGATGGCGGGGTTCACCGCGTGGTGGGACGCCGAGGAGATCACGCAGATGATCGCCCAGATCCTGCGGGTGGTGCAGCCGATCCAGCGGCAGGCCGCCACGATCACCGACGGGTACCTGACCCGGGCGGCGACCATTATCTCCGGCCGGCCGCAGCGGGCCGCTGGTGTCGTCGACGTCCGCCGGCTGCGGCGGGCGATGACTGAGGAGGTCGCCGACGAGATCCTCGCCGGTGTCCGCGAGGTGGTCCGGGTGGACCTCGGCCGGCTCGCCGACAAGCCGTCCACCGAGGTGGAGCCGTCACCGGTATGGGGCCTCGAGGACGGCCGTGTCGCGCAGGACCCGGCCGAGGCGTACGGGCGGATCGCCGACAACTACCGGTGGTCGACGACGATGCTCGGCGACAGTCCGGACAAGGCGCAGCAGAAAGCCGCGGTCCGGATCGCGACCACCGCCGAGACTGATGTGACCCTCGCGGTGCGGGCGCAGTACCAGAAGACCATGAGCGCGCAGGGCGCGACTGGGTGGCGGCGCATCCTGCACCCGGAGTTGTCACAGACCGGCCCGTGCGGGCTGTGCGTCGTCGCCGCGGACCGGGTGTACAAGAGCGAAGACCTGCTGCCCCTGCATAACCGCTGCGTGTGCGAAGTCCTGCCCGTCTACGGTCGGGTCGACCCCGGCATCACGCTCAACGGCGACGACCTGGCCGCGCTGTACGAGGCCGCCGGCGGGAACACCCGGGAGCAGTTGCGGCGGATCTCGGTGGTGCTGACCGAGCACGGCGAGCTCGGGCCGATCCTCGTGCACGGCAACCAGCACTACCGGTCCCCGCAGGAGGTCGCCCGTAACTACGCCTCGTCGCGGCGGGTGCGGGAACAGGCGATCCTCGACTCCCTCGAGGAGCGGTTCGACGTGACCCGGTTGCGGATCGAGCGAGGCGACCCGCTGGAGAAGACGTTGCGTTCCCAGCGGGAACGCATCGAAGAGCTGCGCCGGTCTCTCGGCGTGGCCTGACCAACCTGATGGAGAGGAACCGTCCACCCATGACCGAGCCCACCCAGCCGGCCACCGTCCAGGAACAGCCGCCCGTCGACGAGCCGCGCGCCGCGGTCATCGAGGTTGTCGAGCGGCACCACGGGGAGAAATACCCGTACACCGGTAACGCGTCGATCATCTGCCCGAACCACCTGCGCATCAACGGGATGGCCGTGTGGGCGACGATGGACAACCCGGCGACGATCCGCGAGATCGCCATCAGCGGCACACCCGGCACACCGTTCGCGGTGACCGTGCAGATGGCCGCCCGGGCGTTGAACATCGGTGGCACGCCGGCGTTCGACCCGGCCGCGGTCGGCGCCGACGCCATCGCCGGCGCGGTCGTCGAAATCCCTGACACGTCCGCGTTCGAACCCGGCGACCAGTTGGCCCGGCCGTACGTGCTGCTCAACGGCCAGCGGCTCTACATCGACGACGCGGTCAGAGTCGACGAACTGACCACCGACGGCGGTGGCGGCCCGGCCGCCGTGGTGACGTTGACGCTGCTGTGCCGACAGTTCACCGTCGACGACGAGCCGTGCCCGGTCGCGTCGCTCCTGTCGGCTTAACTTTCGGCCGGATAATATACCGCCCAAAATACCGGCCCTCCTGTTTCCGCAGGTCAGAGGCCGTCTCCGGCGGCGTTTGCGCCGTCGCATAGTCAACCGCCGTAACGGCGGTTTTTAGGGTCACGTGCCCGGGGCCCGCTGCCGGGTACGTGACCCGCCCTGGACTCCGTTGAAGGCCCCGCTTGTGTTGCGGGGCCTTCGTGCTGTCCGGGGCTTTTTTGCGTCTCGAGCCCGCAACGGGCGACAGGCGATCCACCGAAACCCGAAATGGGGAAATCGCAGTGAACAAGCCGCAACTCGCCGACGTGACGCCGCTTCCGGTCCATGCGACCCAGCGGCACCCGATCACTGGCAATCCCATCCAGGCCCTCGGTTTCCGCCGGAACGGCGCTCCGATCTGGCCGGTGATGGGTGGCAGTCAGCCGCTCGGCGGGCCGGCTCCGGGCACCGTCCAGCCCCAGGCGGGGCAGCCTGGCGGGCAGCAGCCCGTCGGGCAGTTCATGCCTGCCGGGCTGGGCGGCCAGCCGGTGCCGGTCCTCGCGCCGGGCGCAATGCCGATGCAGGTGCCCCAGCAGCAGCCGGGGATGTTCCCGATGCCGATGTTCGGGCAGCCGCCGCAGCTGCCGTTGCAGCAGCAGCCGTACGGGCCGCCGGTGGGCGTAACACCCCAGGCGCCGTACCTGCTCGCTCAGCCGGACCAGCAGCTCCCGTACACCGTGCCGGTGACCGGGCAGCCCGTCGGAAACGTCGGGCAGCCGGGTCAGCCGGCCGGTCAGCCCGGCAGCGCCCAGCAGCAGGGGCAGGCGGGCCAACAGCCGGGGCAGCAGCCGCAGGGGCAGACAGGGCAGCAGTCCACCGGTGATGGGGCATGGGACCGGCCGTACCCGCAAGGGGTGCCGCTGGAACAGATGAGCGACCCGCAGAAGGTCGAATTCTGGAAATACCACTCCCGGCAGAACGAGAACAAGCTGCGCCAGTACGGCGACTACGACCAGATCAAACAGCAACTCCAGCAGTTGCAAACGCTGACGCAGACCGAATGGCAGCGCGCGGTCATGGAAGCCGAGAACCGTGGCAGCGCACGGGCCATGGAACAGGCGGCCGGGCAGATGGTCGCGGTCGCGTTCCAGGGCGCCGCGCAGACCCGGATGAACCCGGATCAGATCCAGGCGCAGCTCAACGTGCTGGACCCGCGCCGGTTCGTCCACAACGGGCAGGTCGACATCGCCGCGATCCAGGCGTACGTCGACACGATCGCGCCGCCGCGGCAGTCCGGCCTGGTGCCGTTGCTGCCACCTGCCCAGCAGGGGCAGCAGTTGCCGTTGCAGCAGATCACACTCGGCGCGCAGCCGGGCCAGCAGCCGTTGATGCCGGGTCAACCGCTGATGCCGGGGCAGCCCGGTTACGGGCAGCAGCCCACGTTCGGGCCGGTCGGCCAGCAACAGCAGCAGTACGGGCAGCAGCAGTACGGGCAGGTCCCCGGCCAGGTGCCGGGACAGCCGTACGGGCAGCAGGCGTACGGCCAGGTGGGGATTCAGCCCGGCTACGGGCAGGTCCCGATCCCGGGCGTGCCGGGGGTGTACCAGCCGGCGGCTCAGCCAGGCCAGCCAGTCATTCAGGCGTCCGGTTTGCACGGCCTGCCTGGTCTCCAGGGACAGCCAGGCATTCAAGGTGTGACCGACTTCGGCCAGGGCCCGGCGGTTCCGGCCGCACCGGTCAACGCGGCGCAGTCCGGCGCCGCGATGGCGGCTGCCCGGCACGGCAAAACCCGCACGCAGCAGATCGCGGCGACGCGCGGCTGACCCGGCCGCGGCACCACCCGGCGCGGCGCACGACTACTAGTCACGGTCCGCGCCGGATGGCGCCTCGGCCTGGGTTCTGCGGTGCCGGTCGTCGCCTCCCACCAAAAGTCAAGATCGAGTTAGGAGACAGTCCCGATGGACCTTTCCGTCCGCAAGACCAGCCCGCTGGTCGTTGAGGACCGGAGCTGGCTGGGAGACGTCGACGGCACACAGGCGACGCGCTCCATCACCCTGCTCATGTCCGCATTCACCAAGAACACCCACTACCCGCTCGGCGTCCTCAAGTCCGGCACGGTGCTCGCGCAATTCGCGTCCGGCGCCAACGTCGGTCTGTGGGGGCCGTACGCCGGCCGGACCTCCGAAGTGCAGACGGCCACGATCACCGGCGCACCGACCGGCGGCACGTTCACCCTCACCTTCAACGGTGAGACGACGGCCGCGATCGCGTTCGACGCGACCGCTGACACCGTGCGGGCCGCCCTCGAGGCGCTGCCGAGCGTGTCCGCCGGTGACGTGACGGTAACCGGCGCTGCCGGTGGCCCGTACACGGTCACGTTCGGCGGCACGCTGGCCGGCACGAACGTGGCAGCGATGACCGCCTCCGGCGCGGGGCTGACCGGCGGCACCACCCCTGGCGTCACGATCGCCACGACCGCCGCCGGCGGGTCGACCGCGGTGACCGGGCTCGAGGTCCCGCGGGGCTTCCTGTTCAACACCCTCGAGGTGGAGATCAACAGCGTGGTTCCGGTCAAGGTCGGGGCGCCGCTTCAGGAGCGCGGCTTCATCCGCCCTGCGTTCCTGCCTGCGGGCCACGGCCTGGACGCCGCCGCGCGGCGGCTGCTGGCGAACCACTTCATCTTCCGGGACTGAGAGGAACGACGTCACATGTACATCGACGACTACATCAGCCCCGCGGAGCTGACCTGGTACGCCCGCGAGGTTCCCTCGCCGGCGAACCTGCTCCTCGAACGGTTCCTGCCGAACGTGCAGATCAACCACATCGAGGCCGAGATCGGCGAGATCATCAAGACGAACCGGGCGGCGAGGTTCCGCAGCTGGGACACCCCGGTCGGCATCGGTAAGCGGGACACCTTCGAGTCTCGCCGGATGAAGATCCCCCCGCTCGGTCAGAAGCTGCCCGTCGGGGAATACGAGCAGCTTCAGTTGGCCCTCGCGCGGACCGGTGGCAACGACCGCGCGGCGATGATCGAGGAGATCTACAACGACACGGACAACAATGTCCGTTCTATCCACAATCGCCTTGAAATAGCGCGTGGTGACGTACTCCAGGACGGGAAGTTTACCCTCGTCAATGAGGACGGCCTGTCGCTCGAGGCTGACTTCGGTCTCGACCCCGACAACGACGTCACCCCGGCCGGTGCGCTGTGGAACGACGCGGCGAACGCCGCGCCGCTTCAGGACTTTCGGGCGTGGATGCTCTACTACGCGCAGGTCAACGGCACCCGGCCCGGGTACGCGGTCATGGGTGAGGCGGTCATCTCCGCGCTGGAGGCCAGTGAAGAGGTCCGCCAGGCCGCGTCGTACGGCGGGAACATCCTCAAGCCGTTCGTGACCGACGCTGAGCTGGCCGGGATTTTCTCGCAGAACCGGTTCCCGGCGATCATCCCCTACGACACGGTGATCGACTGGGACGGCACCAACAAGCGGGTCCTCGACGAGAACAAGGTCATCTTCCTGCCGCCGAACCCCTCCGACCTCGGCATCACCGCCTGGGGTATCACCGCCGAAGCGCTGGCGCTGATGGGTTCCAGCAACCCGCAGCTGACCTTCCAGCAGGCCCCCGGCATCGTCGCCGTCACCACCCGCGAGGGCGACCCGCCCCGCGTCTGGACCAAGGCCGGCGCGACGTCGATGCCGCTGCTCAAGGACATCCGCAAGCTCATGGTCGCCACCGTCTTGCCGTGACCGGCGGACAACTGACCAGCACGACGAACCAGGAAGGGAAACAGCAGCCATGAGCAGCGAAGCGACGCTCGCGAAGACGGTCTACCACAAGGGCCGCAAATACCGGGGCGGCATGACCGCCGAGGAGATCGGCCCGGTGGCCGCCGAATTCGGCGATCACGTCTGGGTGGGCGGGAAGGCCCCGGCCAAGCAGTCCATCCCGGATCAGGGCAGCCCCGACGGTGGCGTGCACGCCGCGACACCGCCGGTACCGACGAAGTCCGGGCTTCCCGGCCCCGACACCTCAGCCGACATCGCCGAGGCGACCCGCACCGAGGCGGCCCCGAGCCGGGTGGCAGCCGGCGAGCCTGCCCCGGAACCCGGCCCGGAGCCTGACGCGGCCCCGAGGAAGACCACCGGCACCGGCCGCCGCGGCGGAACCGGATCGGGCTCGTAGAGCCCACACGATCGACGTGGCCCGCACGCATTCGAGGCGTGTGCGCGCGGGCCACGTCCCTATAACCGCTGCCAGCTCCACACCCCGGGAGAACGCGAATGGCCCAGGCAGACGCCCGCGAGACTGGTCCGGTCAGCGCGGCCCACGCCGTACGTCCGCCCGGGTCGGCTACCGCGGTGGTCGCTGCCGGCCGGGTCGCCGCAACCAGTTCCACAGCCTCGGCGAGGAGGTCCGGATGAGCGCGGTGGTCGACGTCGGTGACGCGATTGAGGTCACGTTCACGACCGTGCCGGGCGCGGACGTTCTGGTCAGTTGGCTGGACCCGTACCAGGTGGCGGTGGACGACGCCGTCGAGGTGGACGAGTCCCCGGACGGGTCGGGCAAGTACCCGAAGACGTTCGTGCCGACGACGGCGGGGATGTGGACCGCCCAGTTCTCGGCATCCGGCACCACTTCAGCGGTGGAACGTTACTACGTGCGGGCATCCGCAGTGTCCGGGCCGCCGCCGCTCGCGTCCGTCGGTGACGTCACCGCCCAGTTCGGGACGATGACGCTGGCGCAGGAAGGCCTGACCGCCTACCTGGTGCGTGCCGCGTCGGCGTTGCTGCGCCAGCGGGCCCGGCAGGAGGGCCTCGACCTAGACGCCGACATCGCCGCCGGCCGACTGGATCCGGAGGTCGCGGCGCTGACCGTCGCGAACATGGTCCTGCGGGTCCTGCGTAACCCCAACGGTTTGCGCAGCGAGACGACAGGCCCGTTCTCCCGTACCTATGACACGACCGCAGCCGCCGGGCTGCTCGTGGTCACCGACTACGACCTGGCCGCGGTCACGACCCCGGTGGCCATCCCGGACGGGATCGCGTCGCTGGGCGTCGGCACGATCCGGGTCACGCCCGGCCTGGCGCCGCCGGTGGGTTACCCGTACCGGTGGGGAGCTCCGCGTGGTTGGCGCTGAAACCGTCGTCGTGGTCCGGGAACCGAAACGTGACACGTTCGGGAACCGGCCGGTCGGTGACACGCTGCGCTGGGACGTGCCGGGGTGGCAGTTCGCGCCGGGCCCGTCGCAGGAGATGGGCCTCGGCGGCGGCCAGGTGGAAACCGACGGCACCCTGTACGGGCCGAGCGTGGCCGACATCAACACGATCGTCACCGGCGGCATCCAGCCCACCGACAAGATCGAGGTGCGCGGCGACGCGTACTCCGTGGTCGGCCGCGTGCAGGACTGGGGCTCGGCCGGGGCGGTCGTCGTGCTGAAACTGGTGACCGGCTGATCGGGGGGTGAGCGTGGTGGCCGCCCGAGCGTCGAAACGAATCTTCACCGGAACCACGAGCCTGAACAACCGGCGTGTGACGGTGTACGCGTCGCCGCGCATGGTCGTGGAGTTCGAGATGGACCGGGCGGGCATCGCCAAGCTGGCGGTCGGTCAGGAGCTCAAGGACGCGACGCATTCCGCGGTCGTCAACCGGGCGATGCCTTACGCGATCTCGATCTCCCCGCACGGGAAGACGCTGGAGTACGTGTCGAGCTGGCGTGCCGCTGACGGATTCACGGTCATCGCCGGGATGAGACGCGCCGCCTGCAAGCTGATCAACGTTTCGGGGCATGCCGCGGCGGTCGAGTGGGGCCGCGGCGGAAACCAGGGCATTCTCCGGCGGACGCTCGCGCACCTGAACGCCACCTCACCGATCGGTCTTCAGCAGGCGGCCCGTAAGGCAGCACGCGCGCCGTTCGATCCGAAGCTGCATCCACGCGGTCCGAAGGGCCGGTTCACCAACGTGAGACGGCCGCCGGCGCCGTAGCTGCGCCGGCTACCGCTGCTGGGGTGGCTGACGCCCCGGGTCGGGGGGAGGTCGGCTGGTGACGGACCCGATCGAACGTGACTTCCCCAACATCGAGCGTCTGATCGCGTCGATCTTCGCGGAGGACCTGGGCGGTGACGACCACGTCGGGTCGGAGACACCTGACGACCTGGAGGGGCACCTGCCGTTCCTGCGCGTCGTGCGGATGGGCGGGCCACGCACCCACCTGTTCGACTACCCCGTCGTCGACCTGGACTACTTCGCCGCCGACGAAACCGGCGGCGCGCCGGGCGCATCGCAGGTGGCGAACCGGCTGCTGGGCAAACCGCCGCCGCACCCGTCGATCGACCTCGTCACCTGCGAGCCGTCGTTTCGTGAGTTGCCGTGGGGCGACAGCGAGTCTGTGCGCCGCTGGGGGGCGACGTTCTTCGTCGAGACCCGCATGGTCCGCGTCGTTCTCCTGCCCTAAAGAGTCCCCGGGCTCGTCGCCCGGTGGAGGCCCACCCGCCTCTTCACCAGCCCCGCTAGTTCGGGGCATCACCCTGCCTCGACCTTGGAAGGGGACGAGCCAACATGGCGGATTACGCCGCACTGCGAGACAAGAAAAACGAGCTGATCAGGCGGGCCAAGGACGGGTCGGTTTTCGTGGCCCAGATGTCCGTTGCGATCCCGGCCGCCCTCACGTCGGGATCCACGGGCGGTCTGATCGCACTGTCCACGACGGACTGGACGGACCTCGGCTGGTTCAGCACCGAGGGTGTCACCTACGACCGGGAGACGGAGTCGGTTGACACGACCTCGTTCGGTAGCTCCGAGGCCACCCGCTCGGATGTGACCAAGGACGAAATCAGCATGAGTTGCACTGCCCAAGAAACGAAAGCCTTAACGATGGGCATCACTACGGGCGCTGACATCGCCGCGATCACCGCGGATGCGACAACCGGTGAGGTGATCATCGCCAAGCCGACCCGTCCGAAGCTGAGGTTCTATCGGGTGCTGGGAATCTTCTTGGATCACGACGACAACGGCGACGAAATCTACTTCGGACGGTTCATGCCAAGGGCCCAGGTCGCCGATTTCGGCAGTCAAGGCTACAACGAGGACGAGACCGGCATTTCGTATCCGATGACCTGGCGCGGCAAAGAGGATTCCACGGCCGGATACAGCCACCGCTGGCACTGGGGAGGGCCCGGCTGGAAATCCCTGCTGACCAGCATGGATATCCCGAACACGCCCTGACCCGGCTCTCGTCCTTCTCTCTCACCGCGAACGGGGCCGGGGCGATGTCCGGGGTGGGCGCGTCGCCCCGGCCCTTCACCACCATGTGCATCTGAGCCCACCACCGCACGGAAGGCACCACGATGGCCGAACGCGCCAAACAACAAGAGCCACGGACTTTCGTCAAGAAGGTCGGCGACCAGACCTTCAGCCGCCAGGTCACCTCACCGCAGGCCGCGGTGGAGGCGAACTTCGACGGCTACTTCGAGCAGGCGCCCGCCAAGTCCGGCGCAGCCTCCTCAAGCGGTCGCTCATCGTCCGGCGGATCGGGCAACTCCTCGAGCTGAGCACCGCGTCCCTGTCCCTTGTCAACCACACGAACAGGAGCCCACCCGCTCATGAACGCACCCACCACGAACCCGGGCGGCTACCCGCCGCCGTTCCTGCGGATCACCGGCACGTACCCGGCGGCCGCCGGCCGGGCCGAGACCGTGCAAGTCGAGATGGACGCCGCCGGCGACGTCCCGGGCGGGCAGAGTCTCAGCGACTTCTGCACGGCCGTCATCGCGGCGTTGCGCCGAGCGCCCGCGCCGGAGCCGACCAGGATCGTGTTGTCCGGGCCGGGGCTGCCGAGGCTACTCGCCGACGGGAGGCTGCACGCGGCGGACTGCGACGGCACGTGCGAGCAGCAGGCGGACGCGAAGGCCGCGCGGGTAAGGCGTGAGCGTGCCCTCGGGATATTCGCTGGCGCGAAGGGCCGACCGGCCGGTCAGGACGCGGCGGCGGCCGACGGAACCGGAGGTGCCTGAGGTGGCGGCCTCAACACCGGCGAAGCGCGTCCCGCGTAAGGCCGCGCCCGCGCGGAAGACGGCTGCTGTGAAGGCGGTTCCCTCGAGGGACCTGCGGGTCGTGCTCGACCTGGACGCCTTGTCGAAGGCCGACGCGTTCCCGGACCTGCAAATGCCGGAGGAGCCGTTCACGTTCCTGCTCGCCGGGGTCGAATACGAGTTGGGCGACCCGCGTGACTCGGATTGGAAGCTGGCCATCCAGTTGGCCGGGAATCCGTTCCTGCTGATGAAGACCGTTCTGGTCGGCGCCGACGACCCCGTCGACGACCCGAGCGAGGATGAGGTCCGCTGCTGCCGGGAGCGAAACGGCCTTCCCCTTCAGCGGCCGGCCGAAGGCACCGAGGAGGCCGCGAGCGAGGACGAGTTGTGGCCGGACGGGGTCACTCCTGCACTGATCGACCGGTTCACCGCGGCGTACCTGCCGGGGTGGAAACTCAACGCCCTGTTCGAGAACTGGCACGAGCACTACCGGATCGACCTGTCCAGCGGCAAGGGCATCCTCGGCGCGCTGCTCGGCACACGCGAATAGCCGGGGCGCGCGATGGCCGCGCAGCCTGCCGGTATGCTCGATGATCTGGACGGGGAGCGGCCCGGCGAGCCGTACGCGGTCGCGTTCGGTGGTCGTACGGTCGTGTTCCGTTCGCCGGCCGGGCCGGGGTGGCGGGATCTGATGGAGGCCTTGGCGTGGCCGCCGGCGTTCCTGGAACAGTTCGGGCCCGATGACCCGGACGACGTCGCCGCGGTCGAGGGCCTGCCGGTGTGGCAGATGCGGTTGCTGCTGCGCGGGTGGCGGGTCCACCACGGCCTGTGCATCGACGACGCCGACAATCTGCGCCTGGCGGGGATGCTGTCCAAGCCCGCGTTCCGGGCGGCCGCCGAGCGGGACCTGTGGGAGGTTCACCGGCTGGACCTGACCGCGGAGTGGCAGTCCCGCCGCTGGCGGCGCCTGCTGAACCTGCTCGACGGCCTGCGCCGCACCTCGCATGTCAACGAGGCGATGGCGCAGGACGAGGACCTCGCCGCGTTGCACCTCGAGCGGGAACGTGACCGTGACCCCAAGACGGTGAAGGTGACGCGGCGGGTCTCGGAGTTCTCCGTCGAGGCGGAGTTGCTGTCGTGTGCGGTGGACCGGCTCGGTGAGTTACTCCAGGCGCAGGCAGCGGGCAAGGGCGCCCGTCGGCGGCGGGTAGAGCCGATGCCCAGACCGGAGACGGCGATCCAGCGGGTCCGTGACAGGCAGGCCCAGCGTAAGCACAAGTTCACGGTGGCCCGCGTGTTCGGGTTCGTCGACGCGAAGGGCCAGCCGACAGGCAAGGGCCCGGTCCCGTAGGGCGCGCCGCCCATCCCCCCTTTCGATGTGGAGGGAGGGGTGGCGTGCCGGCCACGCACACGTACAGCGCAGGCACCGCGTTTTTGACCGTTGTGCCCAGTTTCTTGGGAATTGAGAAAGCTTTCAAGGAACAGGTCCGAGCCATGGCGGCGGCCGCGGACAAGGACCTCGCGGCAGGCATGGCACGTGGCCTGAAGCAGGCCAACCAGCAGGCCAAGGCCACCGGCGCGAAAGCCGGCCAGGACTACGCCGGCGCGTACGAGGCCGAGGCGAAGAAGATACTCAACGCGGCCTGGCGGTCGCTGCCGGAACCGGCACCGAACGTCAACCTGCGTAAGTGGGACAAGGCGCTGGCCACGGTCCGCGCCGAGATGAAGGACCTGTCCGAGCAGCGCATCGGTATCGACATCGACCAGAAGACCTTCGACAAGGCGGTCGATGACTTCCGGCGCCGGCTTGAGGCGCTGCGCGACACAGCGACGGGTGTGAACAAGGACCGCGGTTTCTTCGACGCTGGTGCTGCGGCGAGCCAGCTCGGTGACCTTCAGAAGTTCACCAAGGACGTCACCAGCCAGGCGGAGAAGGCCGCGGATCAAGCCGGGTCGGCGTTCAACACACGCATGAACCGGGTCCTGACTGAGGGACTGTCCAAGCTGCCCCCGATGAAGCTGACGGCGGACTCGTCGCAGGCCGAGAGGAAACTCGCCGGCCTTCAGCAGCGAATGGAGACCCTCCAGAGCCTCCGCATCGGTGTGGACATCGACGCCGGGGCTGCCTATGCGGAACTGAAGGCGATCCACGACGAGTTGCAGAGCCTGGACCGCAGAAGCGTGCGGGTGGACATCCGCACGAACGCGCACGAGGCAACCGCCGGGATGAGTGCGTTCATCCAGCAGGCGGAGCAGGCCGGCACCGCGACAGAGAGCATCGGGCAGCGCGCGAACTTCTCCCTGTCCCGGTTGGAGTACCTGATCGCGTTGGGTGCGTCGCTGGGCACCAGCATTGTGCCCGCAGCGCTGGCGGCGGCCGGGGCGGTCGGGACGCTCGGCACTGCTGCTGCGGCCGCGCTATCCGGGGTCGGGGTGTTCGCCCTCGGTATCTCGGGGGTGGCGGAGGCGGTCAAGGCGCTCGACGGCTACCAGAAGGACCAGGCCAAAAGCGCCAGCAGTGTCGATCAGGCTCAGCGGCGGGTGGCGAGCTCGACTGACCAGGTCCGCTCCGCTCAGTTGTCGCTGGCCAACACCCGCCGCACCATCGCCCAGCAGGAGCAGGACGCGGCCCGCCGCGTGGCTGACGCGGAACGCGCCGTGGCTGAGGTCAGGCGGTCGAATGCTCGGGATCTGGCTGAGCAGGCCCGTCAGGTGCGTGATGCTCAGCAGGCGGTCACAGCCGCCGAAAAGGACGCGAAAGAAATTCGTGAATCGCTGAACGAGGCAATCCGGAGCGCCACCCGCGACATGCAAGAGCTGGATGTCGCGCTGTCGCGTAACCAGGTTGACCAGGACAAAGCTGTCACCGCGCAGATGAAGGCGCTGGAAGAGCTCAACAAGCTGAAGGCCAACCCGCGGGCCACAGAGATCGAGTTGCGGCAGGCCCAGGACGCCTACGACGAGCAGACCCAGCAACTGGTCGAGCTGCGGCAGAAACGCAAGGAGCTGGCCGAGGACAAGGCCCGCGCGGACAAGCTCGGTGTCGAAGGTGACGAGCGGGTCATCGCCGCCCGCAAGCGGATCGCGGACGCTGACGAGCGCACCGCCCGCGCCCAGGAGAATTTGGCCCGGCAGCGTGATCAGCAGCGTGAGGCCGAGTACCAGGGTCAGCAGCGCATCGCGGCCGCGGAGCGCCAGGTGGCCGATGCGAGGCGCCAACAGGCCCGCCAGCAGCAGGATGCCCAGTTCCAGCTGGCACAGGCGGCCAATTCGGTGACGCAGGCGCAACGGTCGCAGCAACAGGCCTGGGAGAAAAGCGGCCTCGCCGGCGGCGAGGCCCTGCAAAAGCTGAACGAGCAGATGGCCGAGTTGTCGCCGGCCGCCCAGACCTTCGCCAAATTCCTGTTCGGGCTCAAGGACGAGGTCCTCGGTTTGCGGGCGGCCGCGGCAGAGCCACTGCTGCCGGATCTCCAGACGGCGATCACGCTGCTGTTGCCGTATCTGCCCGCGGTGGAGAAATTCGTCGGGAAAATCGCCTCGGCGATGGGCGACCTGTCGATCAAGGCTGTGCAGGCGCTGGGTGACCCCGTGTGGCAGCGGTTCTTCGGCTACATCGACAAAACCGCCGTCCCCACGTTGAACATGTTGTACGAGGTCGGGCAGAACGTCGCGCAGGGCCTGATCTCTCTCTTCCTCGCATTGACACCGTTCAATGACCAGGTGGGTACGGGACTGGTCGACCTGTCCCGCGACTTCGCCATGTGGGCCGAACGCCTCGATAAGAGCCAGGGCTACCAGGACTTCCTGGACTACGTCGCCACGAACGGGCCCCGGGTCGTGCACTTCCTCGGCGAGATCGGTGTGCTGCTGGTCGACCTGGTCCGGGCCGCCATGCCGCTCGGGTCGCTCGTGCTGCGCGGGCTGACGCTGCTGGTCGACGCCCTCAACTCAATCCCCCAGCCGGCGCTGACCGCGCTGGTGTTCGGCATCGGCGCCGTCGCTTTGGGCATGACCACGCTCGGCGGCATCATGCGGGCGATCAAGTTCAAACAGCAGATGACCGACATCTTCGGTCCGAAGGTCGCGCAGATGGTGCAGACGTACGCCATCGACACCGACCGGGCCACGGCGTCGACGTCAGCGTTCGGGAAGGCCACCGCGACCGCGTCCGGCATGGCGGCGGCTGCGGGCACCAGGTTGCAGGGCCTGGGCACCTCAGCCCGCAACGCCGCGGTCGCCGGCGTTGCGCCTCTCGCCAGTGCCATGCAAGCCGCGAAGGTCAGAGTGGCCGAACTGGGTGCGAGCGCGTCGGCGGCCGCGACGGGCGGCCTTGTCAAGGCGAGGCTCGCCATGCTCGAGGTGGCGGCCGCCGCGAACGGGCCGGGCGGTCTGGCCGCCGGCGCCACCGCCGCGGGCGGGAAGATCGGCGGCCTAGCGAAGTCAGCCGGTGGCGCCGCCACCACCATCGGCGGGAAACTCGTGTCCGGGGTGGGTGCGGCGACCGCCCTGCTCGGGCCGTGGGGTCTGGCGCTTGCCGGTGTGACGATCGCCGTGAGCACGCTGGCCAGCGCGTCCGCCGACTACAACGGGAAGATCGCCACCCTGACGTCGACGCTGGAAGAGCTCGGCGGCCAGTACAAGGAACTCGCGGCGGCAGGGAAGCTCGGCACACCCGACGCCACACAGATCATCACGGAGATCGTCAAGCAGAACCCGGAGATGCGCCAGGCGGTCCTGAACCTCAACTCCATCGGCGTGTCGATCACCCAGGTCGGTAAGGCCGCGGCCGGGTCGCAGCAGGACTTGCAGTCCGTCCTCAAAGCCCTGGACGAGGAGATCGACGCGACCGGGGCGAAGTGGAAAGACCAGTCGAACTTCCTGCTCACGGTGTGGAGCTCCGACGCGCGGGCGACCTCTGACCGGCTGACCCAGTTGCGGCAGTTGCGCGAAGCGGTCAAGAAGAGCGCCGACGAGAACCAGTTGGCGGCCGAGGTGCAGAAAGTCCTCAACGGTGAGGACCAGCGCTCCATCGACATCGCCGCGATCAAAACCGCCGCCCAAGGGCGCAGTCTCGGTGTCCAATCGGACCTGATCACCGCGTACGACCAGAACGCGTTGAAGAT